GTTTTTTTAATGCAAAAAAATAAAGAAAGTGAGGTAATCAAATGGCAATTAATATATTAAATCATATTATAAATATAGATTTAGCAAATTCTATTAACATAAATCAGTCTATAAATATCAAAAAAAATGATGCAAATAGTCATAAATTTATAATAACTATATTCAATAATTCATTAGCTTATGATTTGACTGGTTATACTGCAAGAATTTATTTTCAAAAAGCTGATACTACGAAAGTTTTTGCTGATTGTGTTATAGATTCAGCAACTGATGGTAAAGTAAGTTACATATTAGAAACTCAATGCGTTAGTTGTACTGGATTAGTAGCTACAGAAGTAACGATTTATGGTACTACAAGTGAAATATTAACATCTATTACTTTTGATTTTAATGTTACTGAGGTAATTAGAGATGATTCTGCAATAGAATCTACAAGCGAATTTACTGCTCTATCAACTGCTTTAACCTCAATTCAAGCAACAATAGATGGAATTGTAAATATAAACGACCTTAATGCATCACTTTTATCTAATATATCTACTGGAAATGCAACTGATGGGAAACTAGTAACGGATATAGCAACAGGAAATTCCCTTGATACAACTCTAAAAGCAGATATATCTACAGGAAATACAAGTCATTCAACACTTCAAGCAGATATTTCACAAGCGGCAAGTGGAGCGTTTGCGACAGAAATAACAAATGGTAGACAAGGTTATGCAACTTTATTAGCAAATCTTCAAGCGAAAGATACTCTTATAGGAAGTGTTTCAAATTCCTTATATATTAATGTTAAAAACTTTGGAGCAAAGGGTGATGGAGTAACAGATGATACCGCAGCTATTCAAGCTGCAATAAATAGTGTAAATACACCAATTGAAGGGGGGGTAATTTTCTTTCCATCAACAGAAAAACCTTATATGGCTTCAAGTAGTATAGTGATTCCAAATAATAGAGCAGATTTAAAATTCTTAGGAACAGGTATAGTTCATTCTGTTATTCATTCTACAGCTTTAGTAGTATTTAGTATAAAATGTAACGGATTTTGCGTAGAAAGTATGTTAGTACAAGGCCCGGGAATAAATTCAGTTGGCTCAATTATGTTTTCAGATGACCGATATTTAAACACTACGGCAGATAATACAGACAACCTCGACATAACTCTTAATAATAACTATTTATGTGAAATAGAACGAGTTTTAGTAACTAGAGGGCATGGAGTAATTATGTTTGGGAATTGTTTCTATGATATACATAATTATATAATAGATGCAGATTTCCCAGCTTCCGGAACATTCGTACCAAACGGAACAAATAATGATTTGCGGCAAACAGGATTTAGAGGATTCATGTTCAGAAATAACAGAGTTCATTTTAGTCCATGCTGTATACTCCAGGAAATCTAACTGGTTTTCTATGCGTGGATAATGAGTTGGAAGGCAGTACAGGTTACGTTGAGGGATATGTCCGACATGCAATAATAGCTAATAATCCTCACTATCAATGTGGAGCAGTAAGAACAGCAGAATTTATGACTTTTCAGTGCGACAATTGCCTAATTGATTTAAATATTTCAGGTACAACTGTTGCAGAAGATACAGTTCAAATGTATTGCAATGGAATTATAAATGCGACGGGTGCGTGCAACGATTTAACTATTAGAGGAAATATTCGAGATGTTAAAAATGATGTATTCTACTTTAATGCTGGTGGTAAAAATATAAACATAGACGTTGTTGCAGATAATATCGGTATAGCTGGAACTGGAGTTTATCTTGTTAATTTAAATAATACTGCAAGTACTTATGATGGATTAGTTGTAAAAGGTTCAGTTACAAGTCCCTACAGTACATTTACGGCGGTACATAGGAATAGTAATAATGTTGTAAATTATGACATAAGTGGATTAGTGATGACGGGAACTTATACTCCAGGTGCTACAAATCCAGGTGTTGTTTATCATAATTTAAATGAACAAAATCAAGGAACTAGGAGAACTGTAAGTGGTTCATATGCTGGAAATGGTGGTGCTGCTGTTAATATTTATCTTGGATATAAACCAAATTCAGTTAGTATTTATTCCAATATTTTAAGTGCAATAGCTATTAGTGCTATTAGTGCAACAACTCAAGTTCCTGCTACTGGAATAACATTTACGGCAAGTGGATTCTCATATCAAGGAATAGCAAACAACAGTGGCATTATTTATTCATGGATAGCAAACTAAAATAATTAATTAAGGCACTCGAAAGGGTGTCTTTTCTGTATAAAATTAAAGAAAAATTATACAAAATAATTAGATTTAAATTTAATGGGCAGAATGACATGTAGAAGGTCTTTTTTCTTTTGTATAGAATAAGTTAATATAAATGCGAAGTAGAGGTGGACTATGGAAGATATAAAGTTATTTGATGAAGATATCGAAGAGTTAAAAGATATAGTAATATGGGCAATTAGTGAAGGATACATGACAAATGAGATTACAAAAGGATTGGTTTATAAACTTGGTATTGATAAAGATACTGTAAAAGATTTGGATAAAAATTGTAATGTTGGAATAATACTTGCAAAATAAAAAGGGATTTACCACGCATG